TTTTTTACTACTATTTCCATACGGAGCATGAAGATAAATACCACCATGAGCAGTTCCTCTATCTGCATCACCTGTACCATTTGGTAATCCATTGCCTGGTTTATACAAAAATCCATCTTTCTCTGCACGAGAATCTCTATTACAAGTATCTTCTCGATCTCGACAATTCTTGTTTGGATCTTTTACAATAAAAGTCAGTCCATCTGAGAATGTAAATTTTATTGGACCTGATCCTAGAGAATCTCCTCGCTTATTAATTCGCCAGGCTTGACGACCACCATTTCTTACACCATATGAATCATATTCAGCTTTATTAGAGTAGTTCCCTGTAGGATTTGTAGGTGTCGAAGTTGTTCCGCTGTTGGCAACATAAGTTATACCATCAGCCATTTTAATTACGAAGTTCAGTGGTCGAGCGTACTGATCACCAGACTTTGTCAGCAAGAAAACCGGAGCACCCTTATAAGGAACCCCCAATCTTGCAACTTCACCATTAACTGAAACATAAGTTATCGATCCTGCTTGTAAAGTTCTGAACAAGATTCCTGCTGATCCGTTGCCTTGATCAGTTGCGCGCTCAAAAGTAATTGCATGTGGAAATATCTTATTACCAGACGGAGGAGTAACAGGTGGTGTAACTGGCAATACTCCTGGAAAATACTGAGCACAAAGGGCAGTGCACTCGCCGAGAGACTGAGGAATGGTTACAGCATTAACTGGCAAAGCCCAGCATAAAACAAATGCCAGAACTAACCTGAACATCAGTCTACCTCCTCGATCTGACCTTCAGGCTCAACTGGTTCAGCTATCTCTTCAGTAGGAACGGCTGGCGAAGTATCTGGAAAAACTGGAGCAGTCGGCGTAGTAGTTGTGGTAGTAGTCGTAGTTGCAGGATTATTACTATCTGTCTGCCGCATGTCATTCATCCACTTGCTCAAGGCGTCCTTGATCATCCCGGTTGCAGCGGTTCCTCCATAGGCTCCGAGTGCACTGTCAGCATTGGAATCTTGTTTGGAATCCTCGATGATGATGACCGTATTCCCAGCACCGCCAGAATTTGTTGATCCCGCTCCACTCTGGCCTGGACTTGCACCATACTGGCCGGCTACCTGTGGAACACAAGCAGAAGGTATTCCTTGATTGATTGTATAGTCGGCCGTTTTTATGGTGCAACTTGTCAACAGGCCAACAGCCAAGGCTACTCCCAAAAGTCTCTTCATCTCTTCCCCCATAGTAAGTTGGATTTCAATACCATTTATCAGCCCATCCCTTGCAATGCTCAAGTTCATGTTTCAACAAGAAACTCGGGGCCCAGACCTCACACCGCTTCACTCTACCATTACCGTCCGGGATTACATCAGCACAGGCCCAGATCCCGCCGAAGAAGATCATCGTGAAGATCGGCCGCTCCTTGAACAACTCCCAGTGACATTTGGCCATTGCTACTGGCAACGGGACTTCGTTGATCTCAAGCTCAGGGATATCTTGCAGTCTTGTCTCATGAGTAATCCCAGGTAAGAAGCTCCCTCCTGGCGTTGATGCACACCCAAGAAGTTGCGAGATAACGAGCAGGCTGGCAATACCCCAGAGGATGCCTGATATGATTTTCTCAGCGGAACTCATTTCGGCGTGACAGAAATAATTCTCGGCTTTGGGCCCCAGTCGTTCAGCACGTAAGGAGCTGAATGTGGAGACTCCCCGCCAGCAGCAAAAGTCGCCGTCAGGGTGAATGACGTAGACTTATTCACCAGGATGACATCGCATGAGCCTATCCTGACAATGGCCGTAGCCCAGGTACATACCGCTGCTCCATCCTGATAGAGCTTGAAACCAGTATGTGATATATCTCCAGGTGGAGTATACTCCCACTCAACAGTTAGATTGCGCTGCCAGCCAGGGGCAGCAAGAGCGAAGATCGGAACGAGGAGGAGTAACAGGATAAACAGAAATTTTTTCATATTGTCTCCATTGAGCACTTTGTAATATTCGCAATCTCATTCCCCTCTTCACCAACAGTCGGTTGCCAAACTTCAGGAACATCAGCGATAACATCAGCTAAGATGAAGCCCATAAACTCAGGCACCATCACCGCTGCTCGCTTCTCAATCAACTCATAGCCAGTCAGGCCCAGTGACTCGTCATACTCAACAAGCTGCTTGATCTTGGGTTTCAGCCGCACCTTCGGAGGCTTACCACCTTTCAGCATCGGATTGAAACAGATGTCAGAAGTCAACCGGTCCATAGTCAGCGGACAGGTATCGAATGATTCTCCATGCCCTGGATGGTCGTCTGCCGGGAAAAGGTCTTTGTAGAAAATGATAAAGGTCATGCCATAAGTCTTGCCGTCCCTAGTATATGTCCCACATGGGAAGGCATTCTCCCAGACTATACCAAAGAGTCTCCTTGGGTCTGCTGGGTCTGGTGTTTCGTAGTACGCCCCGAATGATTCACCTCTATCGAGTTTCATAATGCATACCCCACAACCTTCAGTATCTCCGCATCACTCGCGGACTTGTTCCACATTTGAACTTGGAGAAACCCAATCGGAACCGTCAAGCCATAACCAAACCTGAGATGTGTGAGTGGATTCATGGATTGATCATAGGCCACCAAAGCACCCCAGACAACACCAGCATCTATCGGCACCATCGCTGAGGTATAGCGGCGATAGCCTACCTGGAAATGGGTCCGTGCTGCATTGGTCCGAACTGCTCGGAGGTGAATTTCTCCACGGGCCGTTATCACGCTAAACATCTCGGCCCAACTTGTACCGTCTGTCGATCCTACAATGACACCATCTGGAGTTTGCCCTCGAAAGAATAGAGACTCTGTGTTATCTTTGAATGAAGTTAAGTTTTGCTGGGTAAGGCTTGTCAACTCCCCACTCCCCACACCCATCCAGCACAATGCAGCAACCGTAAACGCACCCCCGCTCAGGGCAGCGGTCATAGCTGCATTCAGCGGTATTGCCATCCCATTACCTCCACTGGTGGCTGCTGTGGAGGTTACTGAGGTGGTTGCGCCTGCGCCTGATGCTGCGTAGGGCATCCGATAGGAGGAGGCTACAATTTGTGGTGTGGAAATGGTTAAGTTTCCAATAGCATTCCCAATACAACCGTTACCAAATCGCACAGAAAATACCCCAGCAGTAGCAGTGAGTGTGACTATAGTGGCTATTGTGTGACTCCCCGCGGGGGGCTTATCTGTAGCATTAGCAACAACCCCATCCACCATATAGGTAATTACAGCATCCGCGGGAGCTGAGGCGTTGGATATGATGTTGACAACACTTATATTTCCATTACACGCAACCAATGCAAAACAGTTGTATGAGGTATTAGCTAGGCCAATTATGGCCCTATAAATAAAATTCTGTGACGATACTGTATTTTTGAACGTTACTGAATTACCTACACTTAACGCAGTGATTAGTATTTCTCCGACCCCATACCTACTCCAACCCGTAGGAGCAGTACCCGGAGTCCCACTCACAGCCCCCTCAAACTTGGAGTTCTGCAACAGGTTGCTATACGCAGGCTGCACCATCACCCCTTTCCCGGGATGATTGACAGGCCACGGGACCATGTTGCCGTTAGCGTCGGGCTGGTTGCCTGCTGCTGAGGTTTGGATTTGGGGGCCTACTGGGCAGACTGTGGGAGTCTTGGCATTCCAGAGAGAGAGAAGTCCGGGGATGCCACCCTCACCACCAGCGAATCCACTACCATATCCTTTAAAGATACTCTTAAAAATACTCTTAGCGACAGCCATCAATCCACCAGTTGCACACCGACTGCGTTAGCGGTTACACCCTTCACAAATTGCAAAGTAATGGGAGAGTCGATCTTCAGTGGTGGTGACGTTGCAGTCATAGTTACTGCTGCACCAAACTCATCATAAAGAGCCAAGGCCACTCCGGCATCATCAAGAATATTTACAGCAATAGTTTCTGCCACAAGAATACCAGCAACTGTAACAGTCTTCGGCAACGAATGAGCTGGAAAATATTTCCGTGTAGTCATAGCTGCAGTTTGCTTAGGAATAATCATACTCATAATATTCTCCGCTAGAATAATTGTTATTGGATTACCTTTTATATTAACACAAAACCTGTAATAATAAAGTTTCCCTTATTATTACAAGTTCTTTTTTAATATGCCCGAAGCAACATATAACTGAATGCATGAGCGTTACTTGGATCAGCCGAACAAGTGACAGTCATAGTATCAGCAGTCATCACTACCTTGAGAATGCTATCCGTATCATTCGTAGTATTATAAATGACGATAGGAATATCAGTTGCAAGAGCACCAGAAATAGTAACTGCTTCAGCCGCTGCACCACCAACAGTGGTATGAGTACCTGCATATGCAATATAATGACTTGGCTTGAACGTTCCACGAGGTCTGATAACAACATAGTGAAGACTGTGAACAGTGCTTGGATCAGCAGAACAAGTTACCGTAATAGTATTAGCAGTACAAACTATATCACTAATAGTATCAGTATCATTTGTTGCACCATAATTAACAAAAGCCATATCAGTAGCAAGCACGCCTGCAACTGTAATAGCCTCAGCAGCAGCACCGCCAGCCGTAGTATGAGTTCCTGCAGCTACAATATCCCACTCAGGAATACATCTATTCCTCAGCAATGCATAATCATATCCATGCGCTGTACTAGGATCTGCACTACCTACAATAGTAATTGTACTATCAGTAGCTATAGCAGAGACTATCTGATCATTATCATCAGAAACTTCATGATTAACAATAGCTATGTCAGTGGAAAGAATCAATCCACTTCGAGTAATGACCTCAGTCGTATCACCTCCAGCAGAAGTAACTGGCCCCTCAGCCAACTTGATCCCATAACCATAAGTCGGACCAACAGGAACAAACAAGCACGATGCAGCAGTGCCCATATTTATCCATTGAGCCGCTTGTCCAAGAGCTACATCAGTCTTAGTGAATGTACAGCCGGGATTGTATCCAGCAAGTCCAGATGCAGGAACCGTAGATCCAGCTGCCATAGATCTATTTCTGGAAGTATCACATGTAATGCCGTTTGGAAAGTTTGTTACGCCCATAATTTCCTCCACTGGGACAATTCTTCTTATCTCAAAGAACTGCCTGAAAGATTTTAACTTTCATTTACCCATTTTATTAAGACCGTTCTAAGCTCGTCACAAAGAACGGTCAGTTGACTTTTTTAGTCTTGATCGTTCACTTATGAACACCAAGTTATCATGCAGCACCAGGCGAACCAAAAATACCTCGCGGATCAGACCAACCAAACGAACCACGGAAAGTTGCTTTGAACTTAGCATTCTCGGTATCAAAGTCATTCTCAGTACCAAATGCATCAGGACGGCGCTCCATATACTTCAGACCATCCGGACAGTTAGTCTTAATAAACCATGCGTCACTATCCGTAAGATAATGGTTCACAGCAATGCCCTGTGGGAATTTCTTCGATGCCCGAATAGCATTGATATCATTATTCGCATTACCTGACTGCCCAATAGACTCGAGAATCCGCATAGCGTCGAACTCAAGAGTAGTGGGAATGATCAACTTCTGAGGCATAATCGCAATCTTGAGACCACGATCAGTAGTGAATGCAGCAATGTCAATACATGCTTGCTCAAGAGCAGCTTCACTCAGATCTGCCGCAGTAGAAAGCTCATTCCGCCAAGTACCACCAGACTTGTTCGGATGATCAGTAGCACAAAGCTCCTTACCGTCAGAATTAGTCCCCATAGTATAAGCTGCAGTAAACGCCCTATTAAGTATGTTAGCACCAATAATCTCTTTGGTCTGCCGGATGGAGAAGGCCAGCGCATTTGCACGACGCAAAGCTACGGTGACAGCTATACCATCTTCGTACATTTCACGAGTAATAATAAACCCAAGGCCGTACGTTACATGAGTGTAGCGACTAACAAAGCCTTGCTCTTGCTCATCATATGCAATCCCCGCACCTTCAGTCTTCACAGCTGCAAGACCAAACCCAGTTACACCAGCTTCCTCTTCGAAAGCCTTTGTAGAGTTACCCTTTTCAAAAATATCCAAATATTCAATCGGATACTCTTTATATTTCTGCCCGAACCAAGTCTTTACACCAGGCACCAGATCTTTTGCAAAATTACTAGTAGTAATAATACCCATTTGTAAGCTCCTTTAAATGATGATTAATTATCCAAAATTAATAAGCAACTAATTAAACATCAGTTGAAATAGTCAGGCCCAGCTCATGCTCTCCGAAAAGAATTTCCCACTTGGCAAAATCCCCAAGTTCATTATCGTCACGATTCACAAGCCGTAAAATCCTGCAATTACCACTAGTATCAGTTGCAGTATCGCTGGAGTCGAGTTCCATAGCAGACTTGCCAGTAGCAGTTGATCCCGAACCGACTACAAAGTTTGTAGAAAGTCCAACCATTGCAGCAGTAATAGAGTTGGCATCACTATCTTCTTGAACTTCAAAAATAACCTGAGGATCATCAACTACCAGACAATACATTGCAGTAGCCGCTGGCCTATATGCACGAAGCGGAGTATCAGCCTGAATCATCACATAAGGATTATCACCAAAACCAATTACAACACCTCGTACAGCTGCGCCGGCAGTAGCTTGAGCGACAGTAGGATACTTGCCAGTAGCATCTGCAGATCCAGCACTTTTAACTGCATCACCCTTAAAGGTTGCTGTATTATCAGTAGACGGAATGTAATAAACATTTGCTTGACCATTCCAAGGAGAACCGTTCAAATGTTTGACCGGCTTAAAGCCGAAAGGAGTATCAAGATTTGCCATATTTTTTACCTCAACAAAAATTTAAATTTTACGAAATAGTCAC